AAAATCCTAAGCATGGAAAATAAGAAAATGTTTTGCCATGCGTTGCTTGGTAATTGTTTTTCCACAAATTTGACAAGTAATAAAACGCTGTGATTTTTTTACCTGTTTTTTTAGATCAGGAAGCATAATTAAATCTGACTTAAAATAATAAAATCAGGGTGCGTGATAATAGAATCAATGTTGTATTGATTTTTACCTGCATATAAATTCGAATTTGAGAAAGGAATTAATAATTCTTCTTGAGCATTACAATACTGCATAAGTTTATTTTTAATATCATCATTGAATGTTTGAAGCTCAACAGGAATACGGGCACCATTTAAATCTGTTTCCATTGCGTGAAACACATATTTATTAGTTTTCTTTTCGCCAACTTGTTTAACATCAAAATGTTTTAACAGAACACTAACCAATTTCATAATAATCACCAATAACATTGTTGTGATTATTATGATGTTATTAAATTGATATTATGTATAGTAGTCAGTTAAAATACAATACAAGATAATTTTTAACTAGAACGGAGTTAAAATATGAATGAGTCCAAAACTGTACAAGTACATTTACATATTAATGTATACACGAAACCCGAAATTGCAAAAAAGGCTAGAGAATTAATAGCAAAGAGAAAAATGAATAGTTTAATGATTAAACTATTAGAAGAACATTTTAAAAATGAACCTGAGCAGAGGGAATTATTCTAGATAAAAAAAAAGCCGTATTAAACGGCTTTTTTTAGGATTGTAGAAACGAGGTCCAGGACATCCCGATCAAGACCATCCAAATAATTTGGCATCGGTACTGGAGCCTGAACAATGTTGGTAAGATCAACAATTTTCACAAAAGGAATAATATTACGTGATTGTGAATCAATAGACTTATAGTTTTGTAGCAAAGCACGAGGTAAACCGACAGCTTCTAATTGACCAATACGTTTATGAAAAGTCGCATTTGCAGTTGTTTCTTTAACTGATTGATAGCCATCACTAACAATCAAACGATAAAAAGCATAAATATTATTTGCAGTTGTAAAAGATTCAGTCCCTTTTCGAGTAGTCGTTACATACAGTTTGTTAATCTCAGCGCGAATAGATTCATCACTTTGATTCTTTAACGTCACATCACCCACAGCTTTGAATAAATCACTCATAGCATCAACCCATAAACCAGACACAGATACATCACTATTAACGACATCGCACAACAAGGTAGAGCCGAATTTCTTTTCGATCCAAACTTTACGTATTGCAGCTTCAACACGTAATAAATTTTTAGAAAATTCAATTAACTCAGGATTAGATAATACTTTAATTTGATGGTCAGTAACATTATTTTTTTGTTGCTTAGTTTTGCTATTAATGGTTTTAATCACTTCATCATGTTTATAATACATTCTTATAAACTTGTGTTTAGAACTTTTATTGCCAAAATAAGTTGTTTCTCTATACTGTAGTTTTTCATCCTCATTTGCTTTAGTTTGTCCATAAGAAACATTTTTAAGATAATCAAGTAAATATAGACATTCTGATTTTGATTTCATTCTAAATGAATAGTTAATATCAAGCATTCTTAATTCAGCAGCAGTGAAGTCTAAATACTGACATAAATAAGGGCATTCTTTTATTAATGTATAAAGCATTAATATAATACCGCTTTTAATATCATCAAAACCAAATATATTATGTCCCAATAATAATTTAGCAGGGGATGCTTTAATTAATATATGAGGAATACCAATAGTAGGTGCATGATTTATTTTAAGCGCAATGCCTGAATAACTAGATTCCAGTTGCTCAAATGGTACATTTAAGCCTGACACTGTAACCAGTTCTGTTTCATCATCAGTATAATCAAAAGAAATGCCGTAAGCATTGAGATTGAATTTTTCTTGCTTGCAAATGTCAATAATGTCAAAAACTTTCATACGTGCTGTATGGTCGTAAATGCCACTTTGTAAGCGGGTTTTTTCTACATCTGAATACCCGAAAGTTTCAGCTCTAAAAGGGATGTATGCCCCAACTAAATCTATCATAATTTTATACTCAAGCCGTTCTCAAGAGGCTTACCCACCAAAAGCAGAACGGGCTAATGGTGAGCAAGCAAAGCAATAATAGTCCATCACGTAGACAAGAGTCCACTATTAAATAAGTGGACGCGCCAAAATTTTGAGTCATTAAACTTCCTTTTTCCTCCGCCTCCTCACGCCTCGTACCTCGTTGTCGTCGTTGTCGTCAAACGTCAGTTTTTCATTCGGCGAAAATGGGAACCCCAACCCATTTTCTAAAAACTACAGATTAAAAACATAAGGGAGCATTGTAGTCAGAGAGAAGAAATTTGAGAATCTAATTGTGGTTGTTCGCCAACACTCCGTTGGCTCTGTAACTGTTGTTCTTTGGCAAAATAGTTGAAAGGGCGATAACCATCTAACCATCTTCGACAATCACTTGCAGAGATTTCAGGCATATAGTTACCTTGCTGATCAACAGCCATAAGGCGACCACTGGAGAGTTTGATCACTCCGGACATGCGAGGAAAATCGGTAGGCTGTACAGTTGGTTGATAATCAAAATCGTATGGTTTGTTGGGATTGTAGCTAACAGCCTGTACGATCTGACCGCTTGATGTTACTGATGAACCATTTTTAGAAAGATTATTAAACCATTCAACACATTCAGGCTTTTCAACATTAACAGCCTTTCGACATTCCTGATCTACATTAAAATCCTGCGGTACAACAGCTTTAGAATCATAATTTGTGGAGAATGGATTAGGGGATGATTCTTTAGGTTGTTCTTTCTTTTGTTCGGCTGTGTCTTTATGTTGCATCTCCTGCATTGCAGATGCACCACCTTTAATAAAATAAAAAATGACAAGCATAATAACGCCGAAGGTAATCCATGCACTGACGTTTCGATGACTAATTCGCTTTTTACCATCAGTGACAGCAACGGTTGATTTGTAATAATCAAACATTGCAGGATTCAAACGCCATTTCTGAATATCATCGGCTTGTTTGAAATTAGATTTTGTTAAATTGGTTACAGCATAAGACCACCAGTAAACAGTTACGGTTTTAGCTTTCTTAGGTCTATATAAATGAACATGCTCACCTGTGTTTTCAATAACGTAAGGATTTAATAATTTTGGTGACTGTGTAATAAGCCAAAAATCAATACCGTAATGGCGGTGGGTAGAAAGAGCCTTACCGATCTCATTGGCTTTTGTTGTTTCTTTCATAAACTCAGGATGATACTGAGCTTCATCGACAATATACAAACAAGGCTTGTGATCATCGGGAACATTTCGCCAATCATCTAAGAGCTTATGAATGCCCATGATTTTTAAGCCTTCAATATTTGCATATATTGACTTATAAAATCCCTTGTCCAACTCTTTTAGAAGCCATTCAATAACCATACAGGTTTTGCCCGAACCAGGTGTAGCAGTAACTAAACGAATCATTTTTTTATCACCCGAAGACCAGCTGCAAATTGCTTAATGTAGAGGGAAGCAAAATAAGCACCCAAAATTATAGAGATTGATTTATCAACGCCTGCGATCCCAAGTAAGCCAGATACAGCCCCAATATTACCAAGGTTAGAAAGAGCAAGATTTTTGTAGTAGTCAAGGAAAACTCCAAAAGTAGCCATAGTAGCAAGTCCTAGACCGGCACCAGTTAAAATCTGAGCAATCCAAGATCGGTTATTATTGGCTAGTAAGGTTGCCAACCATCCAAAAATTGCACGCATTTAAGTCTCCCGAATTGCTGCTACAACAATTCCAGCAGCAGTTAAATAGGACATACCCAAAATGGCAGGACGAACTTTTTCAGCAAACTGGCATAAAGGTGTTAGATCCATAGAGAGAGATTTGGAAATAGGGCCAACAGAAACCTCATAAGAATCAAATACAGGACACTGAGCCCCAAAGGTAACGTAAGATGTGTCAAAAGAAGATGGATCACGATCCAAAGGCGTTTCATCAATAGATAAATCTTGTTCTTGTTGTTGTAAGTCTGGTTCATTAGTAGCCCAATCTTTTACAGAAGCCCATGCATCAGAAATAGAAGAAGCCCAGCTATCGGCTTTGGTATTTGATGTTTCCCACCAGTCAGTCAAGGTATTAGGAAAATTAATTACAGTTTGAGCAGCTTCACAAACAGTTGGAGCCCAATCACAGAAGATTGGAAATGTTATGGATAGATCAGTAGCTTCGGGATTTGCTTCATTGGGCTTTGCTTCTCCCTGAGCTTCATTAGCTTTTTCAGCTTCGGCAGCATCAGCAGGCTTAGTTGTGGCATTAGCATCAAGTTGATTAGCAATTGGACGAGCTTTTGTATTATCTTTTTCAGCTTCATTGATAATGTCAGCAGCAGCAGCGGTTGTTGCTTGTTGAGCAGCAGTGTCACCACCAGCAGCATTTGAAATTACTTGTTGAGCTACAACATCAAGAGGAATTGATTTTGTTTGATCAGGTACAGAAGTATCAGTAGTTTTAGGCTCACCAATAACACCAAAGCCATCAACTACACATTTGCCTCTAAGATCACCAGAAGTAATATATTTAGTTTTTTTTACAAAGCTATGAGTTGATCCAAACATTTCAATAGCAAGATCAATACAAGATTGTTGAGCAGGAGAAATGTCTGTTGGATCAACATAATTAATTCGATTATTAGCAGGATCAAGAACCCAGTCAACAGCACCTAATAATTGCTCAACAGCAACAGACAAAGCATACCCAGCACCACCACGAGCGAGGACTTTGGCAACCTGAGTAGCTGTAGGAGTAATCGTTGCTGTACCTGTCTTAATATAATTTTTACCATTGATGACGACATTTTTTGTTCCATTGACAATTGTAGATGCACCTTTTGCAACACGATCACCGATAGACCAACCTGTTCCAGAAAGAACATTAGCGAAAAGAAAAGTAGGGAAAAGAGCGATCTGGATGCAAATAAAAATGGATATTATTTTTCTCATAGGTCAATCCGAAAATAAAATACATAAAGTAATTAGATGAACGATTAAGCAATAAACGACCATTTTGATTTGCTCCTTGAATAAGAAAGGGAGCCGAAACTCCCTTTTTGAAACTTGGTATTAGTTTCGTTTTGCAGCACCAGTAACAAGTGACCAAACCCAAGTTAAGGCAGCAGGAGCAAGTTTTGCAGCACCGATAGCACCAACAGCAGCAAGACCTAAAGCCAATTGAGTAGTAGCATCACTCATGTCCAAACCTTCAGCATGTGCAGAGGTAGCAAGAACAACTGGTGTAGCAACTACAGCAGCAGCGTTAACGATCTTTTGATAAGTTTTTTTGAAATTACGTTTTTTCATAACGTTCATCCTTTTTAGTGTTGAATAGTAAAATGCGACAGTTTTTTAAATACCCACGCCAACGCGAAATTAGCAGCGGTTAATGCCAAAAGCTGATTTATGTCGCTGTAACTCAGCATTGACAATTCGACAAGAAAATTGGACTGCTCAAGCCATAAATCACATTGATTTGTGGTCTGATTAACGACTTGACAGACTTTAGACATTTTTT